CCGCGCGTGTCGAGGAGAACGCCCTGCACATCGAGGGCGAGATCGTCTCTTCGAGCGGTTCGGCGACGGGGATTGTCGAGCAGGCCGCCGCCGGGGCCGACTGGCAGCTCTCCATCGGAGCCGAGGTCACCCAGTCCGAGCTGGTCAAGACCGGCACCCGGGTCGTCAACGGCCAGGAGCACGCCGCCCCCTTCTACCACGTCACCGCGTCGGTCCTGCGCGAGGTGTCGGTCGTCGCCGTCGGTGCCGACCAGGCCACCCGCATGCAGGTCGCCGCCTCCTTCAACCTTACCGGAGAGGTACCCATGCATGACCAGAACACTCGCAGCACTCCTCCGCCTGCTGGCCCGGCTGCTGATCCCGCTCAGCGTGTTGAGCCGCCCGCAGCCCCCGACGCAGGCGTCGTGGCCGCCCAGGCCGTGGCCGCCGAACGCGAACGTATCGCTGGCATCCAGCGCGTCTGCAACGGCGAGTTCCCCGAGATCGAGCGCGAAGCCGTCAACGCCGGATGGACGATCCACGCCGCCAGCCAGAAGGTGCTGGCCGCCATCCGCGCCGCGCGGCCCATGGCCGACGTGAACATCTCCGTACGGCGCGACCCCGGTCCGGCCTTCGAGCGCCGGGTGCTGGAAGCGGCGCTCTGCCTGCGCGCCGGGATCGGCGAGACCGACCTCGTGCGCCAGTATGGCGACGAGGTCATGTCCGGCGCGGCCCGCACCCGCGATCTGAGCCTGCACCTGCTCTTCGTCGAGTGCGCCCGCCTCGAGGGGATCGCGGTGCCGCGCAGCTTCGGCAACGACACCATCCGGGCGGCCTTCAGCACCGTCTCGCTGCCCGGCATCCTGAACAACGTCGCCAACAAGCGGTTGCTCAAGGCCTTCGAGGCGCAGCCGGTGATCGCCACGCGGCTGTGCAGCGAGGGCGAACTCAACGACTTCAAGGAGTCGGAGCGCTACCGCCTGACCGACGTCGGCGACCTGGAGCCAGTCGCCCCGGACGGCGAGATCAAGCACGGCGGCCTGACCGAGGAGAAGGCGACCAACCAGCTGGGGACCTTCGGGAAGATCTTCGCCCTGACCCGGCAGATGATCTACAACGACGACCTCGGGGCCTTCCTCAAGGTGCCGGACGGCATGGGGGCCCGGGCGGCGCGGAAGATCGACCAGCTCTTCTTCACCCGGCTGCTGGCCAATCCCGGCAACCTGTTCAGCCTCGCGCACAAGAACTACCGCGAGGGGACGGACACGGCGCTGTCGGGCGAGAGCCTCGGCATGGCGGTGCAACTCTTCCTCGACCAGGTGGATGCCGACGGGCAGCCGATCAACATCAGCCCGAAGTTCCTGCTGGTGCCGACGGCGCTGAAGATGACCGCGCGCGAGCTGCTCAACTCGACCTTCTACATCGCCACGGGCACGAGCGAGAAGCGGCGCATCCCGACCTACAACGCGCTGGCGGACGAGGACCTCGAGGTCATCAGCTCCCCGTACCTCTCCAACGGCAACTACCCCGGCGCGTCCAGCCTGGCCTGGTACCTGTTCGCCGACCCGGCGATCATCGACACCTTCGAGATCGGGTACCTCAAGGGCCAGCGCGTCCCCAAGGTCGAGAAGGGCGACGCCGACTTCGACACGCTCGGCATCAAGTTCCGCGTCTACTTCGATCTCGGCGTCCGCGAACAGGACTTCCGGGGGATGGTGAAGTTCGCGGGTGAAACGGTGGCCGTCTGACCCTCAACCCTTCAACAACGGGAGTAACGATCATGAACGCAGTCTTCAAACAGCGCGGGGACGCCATCGACCACATCCCCGCCGCCGACGTGAACGCCGGTGACGTGGTGGTCCAGAACGACCTGGTGGGCATCGCCAAGCTCGACATCAAGGCCGGGGAACGGGGGGCGCTGGCACTGACCGGCGTCTACGCCATGCCCAAGGCCGCCGGTGCCGGAACGGCCATCGCCGCCGGAGTGAAGCTCCACTGGAACGCGGGGGGCGCGCTCGCCACGCCCGACGCGGACGACGGCGGCACGCCGCCCACGGCCTTCCCCTACCTCGGCAAGAGCATTCTCGAAGCCGGGGACGACGAGGCCACCGTGCAGGTGAGGCTCGACCAGTGAGCAACCTGCTGGGGAAAGCCGCCGACTGGCTCGAGCGCCAGCGCCATCAGCATCTGACCACCGCCGTGTGGTTCGAGCGCGATGGCAGGCGCATCGGGCTCCAGGCCACGGTCGGCAGGACGCGGTTCGAGAGCGCGGACGAGTACGGCCGCGTGCTGCGCACCGAGGCCCGCGACTTCCTGGTCCGGGCCGTCGACCTGATGATCGACGGCACGGCGGTCCTTCCCCGGCCCGGCGACCTGATCATCGAGTCCGACCGGCGCTACGAGGTGATGTCGCCCGCAGGCGAGCCCGAGTGGCGCTGGTCGGACGTGAACCAGACCACGCTGCGCATCCACACCCGACAGATCGACGAGGAATGACCCCATGCCCAACGGCCACAACCCTGACAGCCGCGACCTGTGGATCGTGGTGAACGAGATGCGCGAGGACGTCGCGGAGATGAAGGGGATGCTCAAGCTCCACATGAGCGACCCGAGTATCCACCATCGCCCGCCCTGCGTGCAGGTGCATGAAGTGCAGAAAACCATCCTGGCGGCGGCCGGGGCTTCGCTGCTGGCTTTGCTGGCGGCCATCGGCTCCATCGCCGCCGCCCTTTTGAACTGAGGTAACCAACCATGGCCACCGTCACCGCCATCGCCAATGCCGTCGCCGCCAAGCTGAACGCGGCCGAGTTCCCGCAGGAGTTCGCGGCCGAGGTCGTCTTCCGGCCGATCTTCGACCTGAAGAACCTGCGCGACCTCAAGGTCTCGGTGGTGCCGCGCGCGGTCAACTTCGCCCGCGCCAGCCGCCAGGCCAACTCGCGCCTGGTGCAGATCGACATCGGTGTCCAGCGCAAGCTCGCCGACGAGGCCGACATCGAGTCGCTGCTCGAGCTGGTCGAGGCGATCACCCAGTGCTTCGGCATCGGCAGACGGTTGCCTGACTACCCGGAGGCGCTCTGCGTGGAGATCGAGAACGAGCCGGTCTACGCGCCCGAGCACATCGAGCAGTACCGGCAGTTCACCAGCGTCGTGACCCTGACCTTCGAGGTGATTCGATGAACAGCATGATCATGCGCCGAATCGAGGTCACCGCCGACTACCGCCCCCTCTCGGATGCATCCCTGGTGGGATCGTTCGAGATCAGCTCCGTGCCAACCAACGCGGCCAGCGTGTTCTTCCAGGGCGACGACGGCAGCGACGTGCCGTGGGTGCCCGGCGAGTACCACGCCGTCTACCGGGTCGACCTCTCGCGCATCCTGGTCAAGGGGACGCCGGGCGACCAGGTCACCGTCATCGGAGGGACCTGGTAATGGGCTATTTCATCGCATCAGGCACCATTCCCGTCCCCGGCCCACAGGGCCCGCAAGGCGAGCCTGGGCCTCAAGGCCCGCAGGGCGCTCCCGGTCCCGTTGGCCCGCAGGGAGACACGGGGCCACAGGGGATGCCGGGCCCGAAGGGCGATACCGGCGCGACCGGTCCCCAAGGGGAAGCAGGAATCGTCGGACCTCCCGGTCCCCAAGGCGAGCAGGGACTGTCCGGTGACGTCGGGCCGGTCGGACCTCCGGGGCCACAGGGAGACCAGGGAATCCCCGGTGGAGTCGGACCCGCAGGTCCGCAAGGTCCCCTGGGGGAACAGGGACCAGTTGGTCCCCAGGGCATCCAAGGCGAACCAGGTCCGACAGGGCCACAAGGCCCGCAGGGCGAGCAGGGGCTGCCCGGCGACACAGGGCCAGTCGGCCCGCAAGGCCTACAGGGCGATCCCGGCCCGATTGGGCCTCCGGGACCCCAAGGAGACCAGGGAGTGCGTGGCGACGCCGGACCAGCAGGTCCGCAAGGCCTCCAAGGGGAACTGGGACCGGTCGGTCCCCAGGGCATCCAGGGCGATCCCGGTCCGGCCGGGCCGCCCGGCCCACAGGGCGACCCCGGCCTCGACGGGCTCAACGGCCTGCCCGGCCCCGCAGGGCCGCCCGGTGCGGATGGCGACACGGCCATCGAGGTCTCTGCGCTCCCTGTCGAGCCGGTCGCGCACCGGCTCTACCGGCTGACCGCCCTCGATCCCGTCGCGAAGGGCGCGCCCGGCTACTACCGGCATGACGGCACGGGCTGGATGTGCTTCGGCCATGCGTCCACCTATCCGTGGGGCAACACCGGGGCGAATCCGGCCTTCCCGGTCATTCCGGGCGCGAAGATGACCTGGTCCCAGGACCAGGACATCGTCGCCGCCACCATCTCGTTCTCGCGCCCCGGCGTGTTTTCGGCGATGAAGACCGGCGCGGGGGCCTTCCCCCTCCCCACCATGGCGAACCGCATGGCGCGTGAACTCTACGAGGGGGCGTGGGCCGATGCGTCGGCCGCCCTGGCGCACATCGTCATCGAGGACGACGGGACCTACTTGATCTGCGCGGCGGCGGAGGTGTCCCCGTGAGGAACTTCCGCGACATCCAGGCGATGATGGCACGGCGGCGCAACCGCGTGTCCTGGCCGTGGATCAACGTCGATCCCGATGCCGATCCGCCGCCGCCTGCGGGGGGCGGCTACTACACCGTCGTCGATGTCTGGCACGCCTGGATGTGGGTCGACGGCCTGAACGTCCCCACCGGCTGGACCGAGGATGCGTCCTGGTTTCTGCGCACCACTGCCGAAGCGGCCTACTTCCACCTTGGCACCGGGCGGTGGGTGTACTCGGGGAACCGCGAGATCCACTGCCGCTGCCACGGATCGGGTCCGAGCTACTCGTGGGGACTGGCCCGGCTCAATGGCGTCATCGAGCAGGAAGGCGTCTACGCCGTCTACGACCCGGATTCGAGCGCCTTCTTCTGGTATGTCGGCGATCCAACCCGCCCCGGTGAGGATGTGTACGCCTACTGCCTCGCGGAGGCGGACACCCCGCCCATCGCAACCTGGAATTCCCCCTGGTCCGTCCCGACCTTCCAACTCTGGCAGGATATGCCCGTATGATGAAGCCCGACTACAACCTGGCAAAGGGCCTCGCCGAGAGGGCGAACGCCTGCCCGCCTCCTTCTCCTGGCCGACCAATGCGCCTGGCCGACCTGGATGTTCTCGTCGCGCTCTACGGGCAGAGCCCGACCCGGGCCCGTGCCACGGCTCGGACCTTCGCCCGCTGGCACGCCCACCAGGCCGCCATGCCCCGCGTCCTCTGCGCCTGGTGCTACCGGGACGGGCACGAGCCCGCAGACCTGGCGACACTTCCCGACTACGGCTGGCTGGAGCGCGTGCGGTTGCCCGAATACGACCTGGACGACGGGATTTTCCGCAAGGAGGGTCTGCTCAACCTGCTCATGGCCGAACACGTGGCCGCCCCCTTCGTGCTCACCATCGACTCGGACTGCTGGAGCCCCGACCCGCACTGGTTCAGAAAGGTCCGGGACCGCCTGGCCGGGAACGCCCGGCACGTGTTCCAGCCTTTCCGCGTGATGACCGACACGGCCGAGTCGCTGCCGCTTCCGAGCTGGTCCAGCCAGACGCTTCCCGGCATGCCGCGCGACCGCGCGCTCCAGCCGGGCCTGGGCTGGGCGTTCACTCGCGCCTGGGCCGACCTGCACAACGGGCAGACGGTGTTCAACCCGTGGCTCGTGACGGGTTCCGGCGACTGCATGTTCATCCTGGAGCACTTTCCGGGGGACAGGGGCCGGGCCTTCGCGGAGCGCCACCGCCAATACCGCTACTTCTGTGCGTTTCAGCGGCGGGGGCTGCCTGATGGCACGCTCACCTGCATCCCGGTCGACGTCCGGCACGAGAACCACACCGACCGCAGTGCCGTGCCGGAGCAGTGGCGGCGGAAACGCTACTGCGACCGGGCCTACCACTGGTCCCGGGTTGTCCTCGACCTCCTCGGCGACCTGCGCGACCACGTCGTCCTGGACGCACACGGAGTCCCCATGCCGATCGAACCGGACGGGGTCTTCGTGCGCGTCCTGCGCCGCAAGCCCGAGATGCAGGACCGCGAAAGTACCGAGGCCATCGTGGCCGAGGAAACCAACGCACAACCCCGAAAGGAGGAAGAAGCAACCCCATGATCCGCATCAAGGCAACCAGTCGATTTGAGGAGCGGGGCATGCGGCGGCGGGCCGCCGAAGGCTCGATCCGCTCCCTGGAGCACGCCGGAGCGGCGCTGCGCCTGACCGCCAGGCGGAGCATCCGGCGCTCCCGGAAAGCCTCGCCTCCCGGCCAGCCGCCCCACACGCGGCGCGGACAGCTCAAGCGGGCCGTCCGCTACGTGGTGGAGAAGGAACGCGAGCGCGTGCTCATCGGCCCGGCCTACACGGTCGTGGGCCGGTCCGCCGCCGCGCACGAGTTCGGCGGTCGCTACAAGCGGCAGGTGTACCCGAAACGCCCGCTGATGGGCCCGGCCTTGATGAAGATCAGGAGCCGACTGCCCCGGATGTGGGCAGACTCGATCAAGGCATAGGAAGCAGTCAACCGGGCGGGTTGGAACCCGCCCAAACCAACCCCAACGACAGGAGAACAGAACCATGTCCATCAAACTCGGTATGGAAGCGAAGCTCTACTACGGCGCGGCGGGTGCCACCGCCACCACGGAGCTGACCAACGTCAAGGACGTCACCCTCAACCTGGAGTCCGGCGAAGCCGACGTGACCACGCGCGGCAACTCCGGCTGGCGGGCGACCGTCGGCACGCTGAAGACCGGTTCGGTCGAGTTCGAGATGATCTGGGACTCGGACGACGCGGGCTTCGCGGCGATCAAGGACGCCTACTTCAACAACGAGCCGATTGCCCTGGCGATCCTCGACGGGGCGGGCGGCGAGGGGCTCGACGCCGACTTCTCGATCACCAACTTCAGCCGCAAGGAAGCGCTGGAGGAGGCGATCACCGTCTCGGTCACGGCCAAGCCGACCTACTCGACCCGCGCCCCGGCGTGGGTGGAACCGACCCCGTAACCGTTCCCGGCGGGGCGGGCGGTCGCGACCCGGCCGCCCGCTCCGCACCCCGATCCCAACCGGAAGCAGGAGACAGAAGCGATGAAAACTTTCAAGGACAACGCGGGCCGCACCTGGACGGTCAGCGTCAACGTCGATGCGATCAAGCGGGTGCGCAGCGCCCTGGACGTGAACCTGATGGCGGCGGTGGAAGGCGAGCTGCTCGAACAGCTCTCCTCCGACCCGGTGCTGCTCTGCGACGTGATCTACGTGGTGTGCAAGCCCGAGGCCGACGCCCAGAACGTGAGCGACGAAGACTTCGGGCGGGCCATGGCGGGCGACGCCATCGAGCACGCGACCACCGCGCTCTTGGAGGAGCTGGTCGATTTTTTCCCCCAGGGCAAACGCCGGGTCCTGCACAAGGCCCTGGCGAAGCTGCACTCGGTGGAGGCGCGGGCGGTGGAGTACGCCCAGGCGAGGCTGGACGACCCGGAACTGGAACGCCGGATCGAGGCCGCGCTGAACTCGCCTACCGATCCCTCTTCGAGCTTGCCGCCGTCGCAGGAGTAGACCCGGGCCCGCACACCCTGCGGGAGCTGCTCTGGATGTCGGAGGCGAAAAGCCGGGATGCCTGGCGGCACACGGCGGCGATGATGTCGCTGGTGGCCAACGTCAACCGGGACCCCCGGAAGCAGCGCCCGTTCAAGCCCGAGGATTTCAACCCGCACGAGCAGAAGCCGAAGACCGTGATCCGGGGCAAGGGCCTCCGCATCCTGCGGGACGTGTTTGTGAAAAGTGAACCCACCAACGAAGCGAGTCGATAGATGCCATCCAGTGCCGACATTCGAGCCGGAGCCGCCTACGTGGAGTTGTCCGTCAACAACTCCGCGCTGGTGCGCGGCCTGAAAGCGGCGCAGAAACGGCTGAAAG